GACTATGTTGAAGTAAAAAACTACTTCCGTAGAATCAAACTAAGAGATGATCTTCAGAATGTTTTTACCTTATTTGACAAATATCAACTACCACACGGATCTAGACCAGACACTGTTGCCGAAGAATACTATGGTAGTGCTGAATTAGATTGGGTTGTATTAATGACTGCTGGTATTATTAATGTAAGAGATGAATGGCCTCTTGAAGATAATCAACTCTATGATTACTCTCTAGAAAAATATGGAACAGATCTAAATGCTACTAAATTCTACGAAACAAAAGAAATTAAAGATAGTAAAGGTAGATTAATTATGCCAAAAGGAAAGCACGTTGATAGTAACTTTTCTCTCTCATATCATGATGGTGGTAATGTAACTGTTTCTGGAACAGATGCCAGAACAGGAGTTAGTAATTATATCTACGAAGTACGTAAGAATGATGATAAAAGAAGCATATATCTATTGAAACAGGGATATTTGCAACAATTCTTAAATGATATGAGAAATATAATGACTTATGACAAATCTTCAGAATATATTAACGATAAGATGATAATGGCAGTCAACGTAGACTTATTAATGCCATAAAAAAAGGGGTCGTGAGACCCCTTTCTAGTATCATTCTTCTGCCAGTTGAGCAAAGTACGATAGTGCATCATCTTCATCATCATTTGATGTTGATCTTGATGATGTTGTAGCAGCAGTAACTAATTCTTCTGCTGAACCACGATCAGTATCTTCATCAATGACTTCAGGGTCTTGACGTACTGGAGCTTTGTTTCCAAGAACATAACCAAGACGCTTCTTCAGTTCGTCATAAGATTTGAACTGATCAGCAGCAACAAACTCTTCAAGAGAGAATTGCTTCTTCCAAAGTGCTTCTAGTGCATCATCGTCATCTAATAGAGGACTTTGAGCAGCAAATTCAGAACTGTCATAATTTCTATAACCAGCAACGTTCTTTGCTTTCAACTTGAAGTTGGCACCTTGCCAGAAATCAAATGGATCGATTGCTTCTTCATCCTCAAACTCAGGTTGCATTGCTGCAGTTAGTTTGTCAAAGATTTTCTTGCCAAACTTATACAAGAAGACTTGTCCTTCGTTCTCAGGATTTGCAGGATCCTTAACAACATATATGTTACTGATGTAAGTAAGCTTACGCTTCTGCTTACGTGCTGTTTCTTTACCAGCATCAGTACCATTGTTCCAGAGAGTAGTATTAAACTCAGAAACTGGATCTTTCTGACCAAGAGTGGTTAGAGAGTTCTCAATATACCACCCACCTGGTCCTTGAAAGGCATGAGAGTATAGTTTTACAAACGGTAGATCCTCACCGCTAGGAGCAGGAAGGAAACGTATTACGGCATATCCATTACCGCTTTTGTCTACGTCTAATTTCCATAAACGGTCATCACCTGATGCTCCGTTATTATTCATTTTTTCGACTTCTTTAACCAGTTTAGCGGTTAGTGAGCCAAGCTTAGATTGCTTTTTAAGGTCTTTAAAAGACATTCAGATTACCTCGGATTAAATTGGATTCGTTGGATGTTTAGATTATAACAGAGATTGAAAAATTAGTCAATACGATCTTTGAGAGATTGAATGGTATTTTGCATACCTTCAAATAAAACACTAATATCAGTACCTTCTGGGAAACCCAACATAGTAACTGATTGTTCTAGTTGCTTTTTCATCGCTTTGGCTTCTGGATCTTCTGATAATGACACTCTCGTGTACATCATACGTTGTAGTTCCAGTAACCTAGTTAATTTATCAATGTGTTCCTCTTTTTCATCTCCACCAGAATTTTGAATATTCACCATATTGCTATAGATTTCAGTCTGTAGCTCATTGATCTCTTGAAGTTCTTCTTGAACTATTTCAGATTTAAAGAATTCACTCATTGATTAATTCTCGTAGAATTTTTTTATAATGAAACACATTAATATTTATGAAGGGTGTGTATTTCTTTATTTTTAAACTTACGGATTCCCACACTGGGTCATCCAAGTTTTTGTCAAAGTTTTTTACGAAAGAAAAGACTTTTTCCAGTATCGTAAGCGTTTCTAGCGAAATTTCTCCACCCAGATACTTTTTTAGAACTATTGGATGCTTGTTCTTGGAGCATTCTAATACTTCGTTCAATTTTCTGTTGAACAGCAATTCGCTTGACTGTTCTTTGAATAAGTACGTCAAACTCTGTTGTTTTCTCATCCATTCTGCGTAATTTCTTTCTCCAGAATTGATAATTTCTCCAATCCATAGGTTTTGTGGGGTGTCGGTGGTTACGAAATTTGCTAAAAGAAAATTTAAAATTTCTTCATTAGAATACTTTCGTGAAGTTTTTTCAAACCAATACTTATCCTTTCGTTTATTAAAGGATGTCATGGTTGCTCTTGACTTACCACCATACTTAAAAAAGTCATATTTACTATTCGTAAAATGACTTTTCATTGAAAGATAAGTTTGATAAGTCTCGAAAGGAGTCACTTTCATTATAAAGGTAATTTTGCCCTTGAAGTCTTTTTCATAAAATTGAGACGAATAGCATCCCACTTTAATCTTTCCTTCAAAGGCTTAGAAATAAGTTTCGTTACTGATTCTACCTCAAGACTGTTAATATCGCAATAGTGTACTATTGCATCTATGTAATTAAGTTGCTCATGAGCAACAATTTTTTCGATTTCAATAGCAAATTTTTGAGGAGTGAGAAACTTACTCTCTATTGCCTTTTCTAATTCATTTTTAGGTTCCATAGAGCTCCAATTTATCTCCAACAAACTTTCTAATATATTCTCCGAGGAGTTTGATATATTTTGATTTGTCTGTTTCTTCATAGACGACACATTCTCCATTTTCACAAGCCATAATGATTACAAGTTTTTTTATAGAGATATTTTTCATCTCATATAGCATACAACCGTATGCCATTGCTTGAACAAAATAATGTTCAATCCACTCTCGTGGTTTAGGTTTTTTAGATGTCTTAAAATCTATTATCGCCAACTCCCCGTCATATTCTGCAATACAATCAACGGTTCCAGCAATTCCTAGTTGCCTACTATATAGCGGTCCTTCCAGAGCGTAAATATTATTTATTAGGTTTAATTTACGCTTGGCTATTTTGAATAAAAATTCAGAAATAGGAGGGACACTTGGCAGATTGTCATTCTTCAGATAATGCTCTGTAAGAGTGTGCATATCAGTTCCACGGGTTGTAGCCGCTTTCGTGATTTTATCTGCTTTCTCATTACCAACCCTTTTACGCCAATTAATAAAGATATCTTTATTAAAATGACTAGTTACGGATGTAATGGAAACCATTTTAATAAGTTCCTCCTCATCGGGAACTTTATAATAACGAACTCCATCTACATGCTCTCTTTCAAGAGGTTGTAGATTCAAATCAACATGACTAAACATTACATACCTTGTTCAAGTTTGGCAATAAGGTACTCTTTAACAAGTCCAGAACGAACTATGTCATCTATACCAAATTCAATAAGATCAAATGATGGCATTGATCTTATTATTTTCATAAAATCGACGATTCCATTACGCTCATTTGTTTTCTGTAAATCCGTTTGAGTAGCGTCTCCACAGAAATAAATTTTGCTGTCCTCACCGATCCTTGTTATTATACTATCAAGTTCGTGAAAATTCAAGTTTTGAAATTCATCAACTATAACAATAGCATTATCAAGAGTAGTTCCTCTTAAAAATGAAGTACTCCAAAACTTAATAGTATCTTGTGCTCTAAGATTACCATAAAGCATATCAAAATCAGCATCAGAAGACATCTGGAACATATACTTTACCATATGCTTATATGGTACTTGATAGATGTCAGATTTATCTTCATGGTCACCAGGAAGGAAACCAATCTCACGAGTACTAACTAGAGATCTAACAATATAGATCCTTTCATAAGGAGTTTTTTCATCCAATACATCTTTAAGTGCATTGTACAACGTAACAAAAGTTTTACCAGTTCCTGCAGAACCATATGCAATGATATGTTTACCTGAATTATATGATTCAAATAATCTTTTTTGATTATCAGTAATAGGTTCAATATTAACAAGATAATCAGCATTTACTGGCTTTTTCCGCTTCATTTGTTTTGCGGTCATACCAACCCCTATAGGTTGATCTCCATTTCTTTTTTTAGACATTATAATTTTTGAACTCCAGAACCAGGTGCTTTTTGTGCTTTTGCTAGAACATCATTCCATCCTGGTTTTGTTTTTCTTAACTTATCTTTCCAGTCTCCTACCTCACCAATTCCAGGCATTGTAGAAGGATCAGACCAATCTCTAGTCCAATCGGGATTGTCATCACTCCACTTAGACCATTCATGAACACTCATAGAAACTTCTTTTTGTTCACCAGTTTCTTTGTGAACCACGGGATATGTTGCCATAATTATAAAGTCATATAAAGATATTTAGACCCACTCAAGGGCTTCTGAGACTGCAGGGAACTGTTCGGTAAACACCTTCCTACATGCTTCTGCAATTACCATGTGCTCCTTCTGAGTACCATGTGCAGACCTTAGATTGATATAATGGATCCATGAACGACATGAACCAGTCATATAGATTCTAGTGGGAGTACAGAGTGGTAGAACCATTCTAGCACACTCTTTAGCAACACCCTGACTAAGCATCTGTTCATATAATGATTTGGCAGAACTGAACAAAGTGATCATCTGACGTTCAAATTTATCAGATATCTCAGGATCTAAATCATCAGTAGAGTTTTGACGATTCTTTGCATCCTGTCTACGAAGTTCTGGTAATTCTATATCACCTAGAGATGTAGTCTGTGCATACCTTTGTGAGAACTCTTGGAATGTGAATGATCTATGTCTTAGTATCTGTGCAGCAATAGCACGAGTAGTCTCTATCTCAAGAGTCATAGTAGACTGTTCAAAGACACTCCAATGATTATGCTTGATACAGTACTTTAATAGTCCTGCATATTTTTCATTGTCCTGATTAGATGGATTAGATACTCTGGCAATGTATGCCATAAGTTGCTCCGCATCAGGAGTAACACTAACAAGTTTTACAGTCATCAGAGGATTAATTTTTTTGTAGGTTGTGATATTTTACCAAACATTGAATTGTACTGTTCGATAATTTCTTCTTGTGGATCACTTATATATACCACATATTTTTTAGTAACCTCAAGTTCTTTGTCTTTACCACTAAGAATAGGAGACCAGGGAGCAAATCCTAATTGGCCTTGACCAGAAGGAATAGCAACAATAGGATTAGTAATTATAATAGAATCACCAAGTTCTTCAATAAGGTCTGTTACTACATCTTCACCAGACCACATGCGAATTAATTTTACAGTCATGATCCAAATCCTTTTTTACTTATTGAGTTTGCTTTTGCGAGTTCTTCTTTAACAACTCTTAATTGTGATTTAATAGTTTTAATTTCATCATCACTATAAAGATGATCTTGCTTGAGTAATCTTTCAAGCATTTTGATAAGTCTTTTTCCTCTATTAGTCGGCATAGCCATCATCATCGTCATAAAGTTCATCATAATCTGCTGGTGTAGTGTACTCAACAGGATTCTTATATGCATCTACATCAGAATAAACTTCTGCTTTAAGAGCATCAAGTAATAGTTCCAAATTACGAACTATGAGTTTTAATTTGTCTCTCTCCATAAAAAGATTTAC